GCACTGCTGCCGCCACTACCGCAGCCGCTGGCGGCAATGCCGGCGTAGCGCTGAATCTCTTCAGGCAGGAAACTGCGCCACGATATCTACATGGAAAGAAAAGCCGAGCAAAATGCTTCGTCAAATCAACAGGAAGGCATCTCACAAACTGGCTCCTATAGCTGGTCTTCCGAAAACTGGCCAAGGGCCACCGAATCACTGGCCTTATCCCCCGCCTCCGATATGCCATACAATTCCCAAATATCCCCCAATGTTTCTTCTATGGGCACCCGCCTTAGAATGTCCTCCGCTAATCTAGGAAACCCCTTTAACACTTCTCTCATAATCGCAGTATATCCTTCGCGATTCCCGAGGCCCAACCAATAAAATGCCAAGGCCACCACCTCTTTCTCAAACGCACCGAGGGCCTGGCGAACAAGCCCAGGATCTACAGGTCTCCGGTGAAAAAGCTCTGTAAATACACCCTCTTTAAGTCTTTGCGCGGTCATTGAGTAGTTCAACCCGCCTATCTTTAGGCAGCTGCGAAAATTTCTGCGAATACTGTAGGAACTCCTCTCCGGCAGATTTTTTTTCTAAGTTAGGGGTATAACAAAATGACAGGTGGTGGTCTCATGCAGCTCGTGGCTTATGGCGCCCAGGATGTGTACCTGACGGGTAACCCCCAGATTACTTTTTTCAAGGCGGTGTACCGTCGCCACACGAACTTCGCGATGGAGTCCATTGAGAACCCCTTCAACGGCAACCCTCGCTTCGGCAACCAGGTGACCTGCACTATCCAGCGCAACGGTGACTTGATCTACCGCATGTACCTGCAGGCGACCCTGCCCTCCGTGAAGCTCCAGACCGCCGACGGCTCTGGCGCGCAGTTCCGCTGGCTCAACTGGGTGGGCCACAACCTGGTTGACTGGGTGGAGCTCCAGATCGGCGGCCAGCGCATTGACAAGCACTATGGTGACTGGCTCCACATCTGGAATGAGCTCACCCAGGAGCCTGGCAAGCAGGCGGGCTACGCCAAGATGGTGGGCAACGTGCCCTACCTGACCAACCTGATCGTCCAGGGTGGCGAGGACTGCGACAATGACTGCGCGGGCGGTGAGCCCAACTCTTCTGCGGAGCTCCTGGGCTGCACGCCCGAGTACACCCTGTACGTGCCCCTGCAGTTCTGGTTCTGCCGCAACCCTGGCCTGGCGCTGCCCCTGATCGCTCTCCAGTACCACGAGGTGCGCATCAACCTGCAGTTCAACGACCTGAACAACCTGGTGTGGGACTCTGCGCCTGGCAATGCCAACGTGCACGTGGTGCGCGACCGCGTGAACGCGGCCAACCTGGTGGCCGCTTCTCTCTATGTGGACTACATCTACCTAGACACGGACGAGCGCCGCAAGTTCGCCCAGGTGTCCCACGAGTACCTGATTGACGTGCTGCAGTTCACGGGCGCGGAGTCCATCAACTCCTCGTCCAACAAGCTGAAGCTGAACTTCAACCACCCTTGCAAGGAGCTTGTGTGGGTGGTGCAGCGCGACTCCTTCGTGTCGTGCGACGACGCGGTGGTGGCGGCGTGGAAGGGCCAGCAGCCGTTCAACTACTCCGACTGGTGGGATCGCTCTGCGCTGGAGTCTGGCTACTCCGTGACCCGCGTGGAGGGCATGGCTGGCAAGAACCCCGTGGTGACGGCCCTGCTGCAGCTCAACGGCCACGACCGCTTCACGGTGCGTGAGGGCGACTACTTCAACCTGGTGCAGCCCTACCAGCACCACACGAACGTGCCGGCGGTGGGCATCAACGTGTACTCCTTCGCCCTGTCCCCTGAGCAGCACCAGCCCAGCGGCACCTGCAACTTGTCCCGCATTGATAACACCACCCTGCTGCTGACGGTGTCCAACAACTCCGTGGGCTCTGCGACCAGCTCACAGGTGCGTGTGTACGCGACGAACTATAATGTGTTACGCGTCATGTCGGGAATGGGAGGGCTTGCATATAGCAATTAATAACTTTATGATACAAATGTGTCATGTGGTGATAGTTTTTGTAATTTGTAGTATGTGACGGTGTCCGCGGAAACCTCTTAAAGTGTTAAACCCGGTAGGAAGCCGTGGACGGCTTAAATAGTTTACACGTTTCTATTATAGAATGGAAACGTGTAAAGCAACCATACAGGAAGGTCCTAGAAAAGGAAACCGCTGTAAATTCCCTCCAAATTCTACAATGTATTGTGGACGCCACCAGAGGAACAAGATATATGATGATGGGATGGCAGAAGGTAAGAAGTGGTGTAGGTTCTTTTTTAGAGGTTGTAGTAATGAGGTCTTAGAAGATGGAATGACTTCTTGTGAAGATTGTAGGACAAAGCTTATGAAAAAGGAGAATCACTGTAAACACGAGGGGTGTACATTCAAAACGAATGATGAATACTGTAAGAAACATGTGCGCGATATTTATTATTCGGAGGAAAAGGAGAAGGGTATAGCCTACTGTGATATAGCGCGAGGATGCTTTACTGTACTAGACGGATCTAAGAAGTCGTGTGACAGCTGTCTAGAAAAGATAAGGGAAACGGATAAGAAGCGTTTAGATTCTCGTAGACAACTTATTGAGGTGGCACAAACTACGAATAATACTACAAGGTCTTGTGTGAAGTGTACAAAGGATTTTGAATCATTTCAAACAGGACATAGAAAAGATTCTATGCACTGTAAAGAATGTTTAGAAAAACAGGCGAAGTGTGATAAGAAGCGTGAAGATCGTGTGAGGAATTATAAAAAGGAGCGTATAGATAACTTAGATACTTATTATAAAAGCCATGTGACCAAATCTTTAGTTAGAGGCTATGGCGACTTTCAGATAAATTTTGATGAGTTCAAAGAACTTGTTACAAGTGCTTGCCATTACTGTAAATTAAAAACAGAATCAGAAGCTGTAGGTATTGACAGGATAAATAATGATATAGGATATACCAAAGAAAACTGCGTGCCTGCGTGCTGGACGTGTAATAGGATGAAGCATTTCTACCATCCCGCCTTTTTTATAGAAAAGTGTAAGATAATGGCAAAACATATGATTCCTTCAAAGGCTTTTTATAAGAAATGGTCGCTATATTATACTAGAACAAATTATCGCAATTATTCGGCATATAAAAGAGAGGCAGAGGGGCGTAAGTTAGACTTTGAAATTACCCAGGAACAATGGGATTGGTTGAGCCGTTCTCCGTGCTATCTATGTGGATTCCAGTCAGCAAAAGGAATTGGTTTGGATCGTGTGGAGAATACTATACGCAAATATAGCATTGAAACCTCTAGGCCATGTTGTGGTTCTTGTAATAGTATGAAGAATGAAATGAGTCTCCCAGACCTTTTACAAAAGTGTAAAGTTATTTCTGAGGCATATCCTTCGTATGAACAGTTTGCCTCTGTGCCCATCTCCAAGAATCCTCTGAAAGAGGTAAAAGAGCCTCGCACGTACTGGAAGGCGAGCACTGTTTATTACGCAATTATGGGTAATTCCACGGAAGCCTTTTATGAGGCCTATAAATCATCTATCATAGAAGATGAATTTACCGACCTATGTAAGGTTGTTAAGTCTTCACCGAAGGATGCTGCACAGAAACGCATAGATACCTTTCTCCAAACCATGCGTAAACGGCGGTATCGTAAAAACCATATAAACACCCCCAGCAAATAACTCACAATGGAATTCTTCCTCAGAAAAAGCACCCTTGGATTTTTCTCGGACGCGTTCCGTCTCTTGGAGAGCTATATCATATGTAAACATCAAGGTGTAAAACTATATTTGAATTCTGCCGAATGGACCTTCGCTCATACTCTTGGCTGGTCAGACTATTTCACAACAATGACCGAGAAGCCTGAAAGCCCAGTGCCAGAAATTGCGATTGACAGAGAAGATATACGCCTCTTCACTGTAGCTGAGTACAAACAAGCCATAAAAGAGCTATTTGACTTCCAACCGCACCTCCTAGAAAAAGCCCGCAATCTTCAAAAAGATCTGGGGCTTGATAAATACATCGCCGTGTTTATTCGTAGAGGCGACAAACTATTGGGCGAATCTTTATTTATACATATGCAATTCTATGCCCAGCGTGCGCTAGAAAAGAATCCGAGTACCATCTTTGTTCAGACAGACGATTATAGAGCGTTCTTGGAGTTCAAATATATTATACACGCCATAAATAACACAATCCGTGTCCTTACGACGTGCCCTGAAACAAAGTTTGGCATGTTTTTTACACCCCTTGATATAGAGAAGGCGCGTCCAGCATTATACTTACACAATGATATTACATACAAATTTTCTAACAATATTGAGTATTTATCAACCAATCTTCCCCAAAAACCTCTAGTGGATTATACAAATGACTAAATGCGTGAGCATGTGGAGGAAATGTTGGTTGGCATTATTGTTTGTCAAGGAGCAGAGTATATAGTCCTAGATCATATGAGCAATGTATCGCGCTTTATTCATTTTTCACATCCCAGGGGAAAAGACGCGATTCTCGCCATTGAAGATATGGATATACATATTGTGGATAATGTACCCCTAATACCAAAATATAAGTACACAGAAGATAAGCTCATACGAAATCCGAGATATCATTCCATATATAATGACTATAATTAGCAGGAATGTTTAAAGGCGTTTGTAGGTAAAAATATCTAGAAGAATGTCTACAGAATATACCCCCCCAGGGCCCATCAATACATGGCATAGCTACGCAGACCGTTTCCGAATTGTGCGCACAACCACGGTAGCCTTGCGCGATCCCTACGTCATGGACTTTTATGTTCGTGATGGATTCGCGCACATTCGCCAGCTACACTATGACTATAACAAGATTGCGCGTGAGCCGACAAATGGTTGCTACGTAGAGCTTTCCGTAGAGGCAGGCGTCGGCACAATTCCTATTGACTCTCCCAAGGCGCGGAAGCTCATCAAGCGCATCTCGTATTTCTAAAAATTGAATCCCCTCGCACCCCACAGCACATGTCCCTAAACCCTATAAATGAACTCGCTCATTGTCCCCTCTCCTCAGACGAAAGCAGTGATTGTATTCATCCAAGAATATCTCGGTGAATACAGCCTATGTCTATTTGGCCTCTATTCATTCCTCGCGGCCCTGGCCCTCGGCTACTTGGCGAATGAGTTTCGTAAAATTATCCTACTATCTAACCAACCACAGCCTGACATTCTTCAGGTATGGGTCGGCACATTCCGCTTTCACAAATACGGACGCATTATTGAAGGCAATATCAAAATGTTTCAGGACCAAATATTTACACAGAAGGAGAACAGCGACTGGTTATACAAACGCACATCTGGCAATATGCCAAACCCAGCATATATTTCCCAGATAGTGGCATATGGTTCTAAAGACAGCATGACGCATATTCGTTACTATGGCTGGAATAACACGGCACACTGTCTTCTACATGTAGAAGACGCAGAAGACATTCAGTATTTGGTGTCAGCGCGAGAGATTCTCGCGCTCCACCTCGCTCCTATCAAATGGACGCCCCAGCTTCTACTCAGGGACTCTGTGCGAACCTAACACGATTCCATGGTACGCCCAATGACGGCACACGCAATACGCCGACCTGAGTGCCCCGTCGTAAGAGAATCCTCTTTTTCACCTAGCCCGAGATCGTCGACATCTTCATGGACAATCAGAGAACGCCCAAAGAGCTCCTCAGCTGACAAGCCTCGTAACGTATATACATACGTACCGACCCCAGAAATATTTCCCAGATCTCCTGTGTGTCTCGGACCCTTGGATCCTGGCGGGCCACCGTGTATCCCAGGTTGCTCGCCCTTGTGGAAATGCGCACACGCCCCCTTACATCCTTCCCCGCGTAAATCACCCGCCCTATGAATATGGAAGCCGTGCTCACCCGCAGGCAACTTCGTGAATACGGCCTCTACGAGGACACTAGCACCCTTATTCGTGAACGTAACATCCCCTTTTACACTACGCGTATTGAACACGGCAGAAGCATGTGGCATTTGCTTATAAGACGATAGAAGAAGTTTAGACCCTATGATAATACATAAATAACGCCGTAGCTTGAACCTATAATACAAATCCAATATGAAATATCTAAGGTACTCCATTGAAATCCTTTGTCCCAATCCCCTATAGAATATTTTGTGAGAAGGGCCACAATCAAAGGTATAATTATATAGGGAGATAAATTAGACTGATTTTTAACATTAAATAATACTATTGTTGCTAATATTGAAAACAATACCGTACTCAATATACGAATCCACAATAACATATCTATATAATATATCTATATAATATAATCTTAATATTATCGGGACACCTAATTCCTCCGCACATTCAAGTACTCTGGCGAAGCACTATACAGAACCCCTTTTACACATTCCCGAGTAAGCTCCTCAGGCTTATGAAACCCGATGTTCGGAAAGGCAGTACGCACAATGGCCTCGTCATCCTCTGCCCAGTGCGTAATACCGTCGTGCGGATAATCCTTGTCACGCCCACATCCCACGAGTTTAATAGGCACCTTCTCGTAATTCACATAATTCCGCAACATCTCAAATGGCCTGTACAACAAAAAGGGCGTTATCGTGTAACACACCACGATTTTTCCTGCGTAAGTCATGCCTATAGCCACTCCAATCATCAAACTCTCCGAAGAGCCCATGTTGATGACGCGCCCAGGAAAACGCAGACGCAAAGAATCTAAAACACCAAATCCAATGTCAGCGGTCAATAGGACAATCCTATCGTCCGCAGCCATTTCTTCCTCTAAGAAGCCAGCAAATAGCCGACGCATCTTCCTTTTCACTAACATAAGCCCCTGTGTTTTAGCCCTTGAACGCGTACAGTGTATCAAAGCCGATCAGCTCCACTGTGTACCCACATGATTCAAACACACCCTTTAACACATTCCGATTCTCTTCATGCGTTCCTGTAGAGGTCCTGTGTACTTCCAAGAACCACGCCTTCACAACATCTTTTACAGGCTCAATGGTTTCGCGAGTAATCGCCACCATTTCAGAACCCTCAATGTCGCACTTCACAAAGTCCACCACCTGTAAATCAAACTTGCGAACAAGGCTTTCCACGGTTATGGAAGGAACGCGTATCTCTTTGCCATAGTTATTCACAAGACTATTCATAGTCGTGTTCTCGTCACACAGATAAAAGACCGCCTCACCATCCTTGGCTCCT